TCTATTCCACCGAAAGCACTTGCCCTTGAGGATCGCTTGCGTGCGCCTGACCCTCTCTTATCATAATTTTCAATTGGTGTCTTCTTCCCCTTTGCCCTTGGCCCTTCTGATACTTTTTTGGGGCCATAAGGAGTTTTTATTTTATCGTCTCGCTTACCTGGCTCGGCCAATAAAAGATCATCCCCGGGAATTTCCTCTTCCGTGCCCTCATCGTCGAACCCTTCCTCGCCGGATAGATCAAACTCCTCTCCTTCTGATCCGCCAAGCATATCATCTCCGGCGTCATCGCCCAGCTCACCCTCTTCTCCAAGTTTCCCCGGATTCAAATATTCAGTATACTGCTCAGAGGCGGTCTCTATTGCTGCCTCAACCTTACGATCATAGAACATTTCTCTTTGATTTCTCAAGAACTCGTCATCAGACATACTAAAGATGTTCTTAGCAACCCACTGTTTACTAAAGTATCCTTCTGTTGCTCCGGCGGCAATATCAAACTTTAGTTTCCAATGCTCTAGCTCCTGCATTGCTGCGATCTTGGATGGATTACTTAATGAGAGCTTGAAAGATACTAAGTCTTTGGCGCGATATCCAAGTATATAAAGATGAATAATCCCGACCTTCTCCAACTCAGTGACTATAGACCTCTGCAACCTTTGAACTGTCCTCGCAAAACGAACGTCTTTTTGGGCCAATGTTGCTTTATCTTCTTCGCCCTCTGCAGAGTTGGAGAGATACGACGCTGGTACCTTGAGGGCCGAGAACAATTTATCTCGCAGATATTTTACATCATCAATATCACCAGTGTAAGTACCACCAGCAAGCGTCTCAATCCTTGAAGTATTCCCCCCGCGGGTTGGAATATAATAGTCCTCTTCAATACTAAGTGGATTATAACGAAGATCAACTCGTCCAGTATCTTGATTGACAACTTGGTTGCGCTTCATTTGCGTCACGACCTTCTGCATATATTGTTCAATCTCGTTGGAAGGTATGGCTCCAACATCAATATAAAAAACTCTTCTTTCCGGAGATCGGACAATGCGATAAGCCATCATAGCATCTTCGAGAAGAGTTAATTGTCGCCATATGCGGCGGGCGGGGTCCAAGATGGATGTCCCGTAAGGAGCGAACTTGTCGTTGCCCAGAATACGGAAGTGGGCGACCTGCCAATTTTCGAAAGTCATCCCTCCACTATTCCATTGGTATTGAACGTAATTTGGATTAGTGGGGTCTTCGCCTTCAATTCTCTCCACTTCTTGAGGAGGAAGGCCGAGGACATTCTTAATTCCTTGTTCTTCATCGATATCAAGATATAAGAAGAAATCTCCGAACTTACATACATTTCGACACCAGCCAAAAAGGTTAAATTCAATATTAAGAATATTCTCATAAAGAGAAGAGAGAATTGACTTTAGTTCTTGGTTCGGGCAATCAATACGCAGCATCTGGTGGAGTTCGCTTGAAGTAGTCATTTCGTCAGCGTAGATGTCAAGAGCCGAAGCTATCTCAGGAGTGTACTCCATTTGATTAAAGTCTGCATACCGCTCTGACCGGTTCTGCGTAGCCAGAATACTAGAATGTAGGTGGTCTAACGGATTGTGCGTTGTTTTCTTAAATTGCTGACCGCTTACCGACCGAAACTGGAACTTGTCCATCTTACGACGTGAAAGATCTCTTTCGGTCTGTGTCCGGTAATTGACGATTGGGCCAGAGAACAACCTTGTAAGCTTTTTAAAAAGATCTGATTTCGGGTTTCTCGGATTGTTTTCATTAGCAGAGCGTCGTCTGCCATTCCTATAATAGTTAGCCATCTTTTATCCCTTATAGAGCCAAAAAAATTCTTTTACTTGACTTTCGTGTTCGTTCATTTTATCAGAAAACTCAGTAGATTTATAGCCTATCTGTCCAGGTATCGTCGCATTAAATTCGGAACTTGTTTTGAATGCGGCGGCCAGAGTTGCTTTTGAAAATTCTATTTCTTGTTTATTGGCGACCAAAGCAGTGTCCCTCACCCAACAACCAATAGCGCACGACATAATTAAATCATCGTGATAGCTTCTTTGCGCCTGGGGTTTTCCATTATTCCAAATGAATGTTGTCATCTCGCTCAACATTCGCCTTGAATATGTAATAATTAGTTTGTTTCTAATGAATTCTTCAAGCTTGGCTATGATAAGAGGTCTTGTCTTGTTAGTAGTCGAAAAGCCTGCTATAGCATTTCCCATATGTTGAGCCTGAATTGAGTCAACATATTCATGCGTTGATTTGATAGAGTGATAAAGATTTGGATATTCTTTTTCTCGCAGCTTTTCTAATACAGCAAAACCAACAGAATTATTCTCTACAACCAATAAGCAGTTATTGTATTCCTTCCCAGTATTGAAGAGTAGGTCACTGAAAAAGTCAATAGTTATCTTCCCGTGATATTCAGCAACAATCTCCATCGTTTCTAACTTGAAGACAAGAAAGGCTGAATAATCGGTGGCGTCACCACGGGCTACGTCGGCGGAGATCATATAGGTATTTGCGGGCTTGTATTCTTCCCAGATCCACAAGTTTCTATCCATTCCAGTTCTATACTTTGGGTCCTGGACTGTGGCTCGCACACGATCAATGTCGTCTGGGTGGAATACAGTTTCGCCAGATGTATTGAAGTTACACTCAAGCTCCTGTGCAATTTGTCGGCGGGACATATTGCGCGTCTCTTTTTTAAACCATTCTTGGTCCCTATCTGGGTGACGGTCCCATTTTAGTTCAGTTGGATAAAAATCATTTTCATTTGCTTCGGCCTCGGCATACGTCTTATGAAACCAATTGCCAACGCCGTTTGGAGAAGACAGCGCAATACATCTACCACCAGTTGATAGCGTCGGGTAAAGCCCTGTCCAGAGATCACCCATATTCTCAACGTGGGCGGCCTCATCAACAATGAGAAGAGACAGGGCTTCGGAGCGGCCGGCGTCGCCGCTCGTTGAGATCGCTTTGATGGCCGAGCCATTTGAGAGTTCAAAGCTTGAGCGGTTATCAACAGAGATGTCAGCAACTTGAATCCAATCAGGGAGGGTTTTTATTATTGCTTTTACTTTTTTGACCAAGTTGCCGGCGGTGCCGAATTTCGTGGCCATAACAATAATGTTTTTATCTCGATAAAACATCATCAGCCACGCAGCATAAGCAGCAGTGATGGTCGAAATACCCAGCTGGCGAGCTTTCAAAATTACATTAAAACGATAATCATTAAAGTCGTGAAGAAGTTGTGCTTGAAAATCGTAAGTTTTAAATGGAATCAGACCATCAATTGGGTGAGAGATCTTAACGTAATTGTTAATGAAGTAGTTTGGGTCCTTGCCCGCTTTTAGGATCTCAGAGACTATCTCTTTTTTTGTGAGCATTGGCCACCTTATTCCGTGTCCATATCCATGTATTTGGGATGCTCCCGATCTTGCGGGAGGTAAGAAGCAAGATTAATATTAAGTTTATCTTCTACGGTTTCAAATACTCGCAGAAGTATGTCTTCAATTTGGGTGTCGGAGAATCGGCCTCCGAGACCCTCGGGCCCTTGTGATGCCCTGTCAGACAAAAAACGAATGATTTTGCGGATACTGTCCTCGTTATAGATTGAAACCATTTCCATAATAGTGGCGTCAGCAAGTTCGTCATATGCATTTTCTTGGCTGCCTGTATCCTTAGCATTGGCGAGTTCGTTATCAAAAGGGTGCATACTCATCCCAATTTGGGGTCCACCAAAGCTTTCTTTAAGATTCTTTTTTAATTGTTCTCGGATAAGTTTCTGAAGGGAGGCCTTGTCTAAATTCATTTGTTTTGATTCCAGGGCATAAAGGTCGGTGCTTTTTCTTTCTCTCGCTTAACATTCTTTGGTTTCTTGTTACTGTCTTGGGCGAGCCAGTCTTTGATACTTCTTTCCAACCTATCTTCGGAAGGCTCCTTTACTCCTCCGACATCTTTAATCCCACCTATGGTAAACATCTGGTGTGCTTGAACCCAGCAGCGGATGCGGTTCATATACTCCATTCGGGCCTGAACATCTCCGTCTCTCGTGAGAGTAACTGCGTTGCCGGTGATTCGCTTATATTCTTTTTTTAAGAACTTGGCAATATCAGCAATCATTTGCTCAATCTCACCCTCTAGTTTGGCGCCCTTTACATCTTTAATATTAATTTCAGAATGATATTTGATACAGAGCTTGGGGCCATAGAAGCTTACGCTGAACCCGTCCATCACACGCTTATCAAGAATGGGATCCCCCTCTTCTCTTTTGAGGCCAACCTTAATTGGTTCACCTTTATCGTCGAGGGCGCCGTCATAAACATTCGCTGCAGCTTGTGAGATACCATTGATAATTTCTAGTGTTGTTGCCATAGTTTAAATTCCTCTGTTTTTATCTAAAAAGATGACCCATACTTTGTTCAGCATATCTTAGGAAGCCTTTCACATCCATAGCGTCACCAAGTCGAACACCCGAATTGGGATCCACTTCGGCGGCGAAAAGTTCACCGATTTGTGCAAACGCTGCAGCTTGACCTTGCGGATCTGCTGCGTTACCGGCGCCTTGTGCAAGTTTTGGATTGTTGTTCAAGACTTTTTGCAATGAGCCAAATGGTATGCTTGAATGAACTTCGGGGTTTTTAATGTAGTCTTTTACGCCTTCAGTTAGGTGTCTTTGTCGGCTTTCACCAATAGCCTTTGAAGTCTCTTCTTTGATGATTCGTTTAAGTTTTGTTTTTGTGATTTTCATTGTGCTTCTCCCCCTTGGTTATCTAAAGCGCCGTCATAAACATTCGCTGCAGCTTGTGAAATGCCATTTATAATTTCTAGTGTTGTTGCCATAGTTTAAATTCCTCTATCCTTTTAAAATATTTGCCAATTTTTGAAAGCGCTCTTGAAGTGCCTTTTCGCTGCCATGCTCTTTGCCTGTCTTCGGCGTCTTCGGCTTGTTTTTGTGTCCCGTAACGTGCCGCGAGCCCTTGGGTATCCCTGTATATACCTTCAAACACAACTTCCCCCAGGGCTTCTCTAATAATCTGTCGTAA